AAATATGAAACTAACCTTACATAAGATTTGTCACGAGGGCTCTGCGGTAGTAACTGTTTTGGTCACCCGAAGCAGTTGTACCGTCAAGGTCAAAAGTACCATCGCCATCAGTTGTAGCGAATGGATTTTGAACCATTCCGTAACGTGTTTTAAATCCGATTTTAGGTTGGAAACTATCTTCGCCAACAGCACGAACCATTTGTAACGGAACGTATGGGCAATAGAATATACCTGCATCAAATGGTGATGCGCCTCTGTAACCAACAACATAGAACTGACCAGCAGTTACGTTATTGATATAAGGGTCAACGTACACTTTAAATCTACCATTCAAAACACCTGCGAAAGTAGTTGTTGTGTCGTCTGCATTTACACCTTGAAGTGCTTGGTTGTAATCTAATTGTCCTGCCATCGCAAGAGCGGAAGCAACATCAGAAGAACAAATGATGATGTTACCTTTTCCTCTACGAGTTTGTTGACCAACTGCGTTTGCATCACGTTCTATGGACATGATGAGACCTTTAAACTTCTCAACACTCCAACGACCGTTTGAATCTGTATCTAGATCGAATGTTCCTGCAGTTGTTGTATTAATTTGTGCGCCTGCTTTTGCTTGTAAGTAAATAGTTCTGATAACTTCTCTGTTAATTTCTGCAAGAACTTCTGAACTAAGAATGTTCGCAAGTTCGGTTTCAGCGTCAAGACCGTGAACTGCCTTTAAGTCTTGTGCCAATTCCATTGTGTACTCTGCTTTTAAAGCACGAGTTTTTGCAGTAACAGTTACTTTATCAATACTAAATGCCATTTCAGCAAATTCGTCTGTACCATCACCGAGAGTCTCACCCTCAGCAGTAGTCATACCAGTACCAGTTAAGAAGTTCGCAGAACTACCAGTATCAGATGCGATTGCAGTTCCTGTGTGTGCAGTTGCAGAACCTGTATTAGAGGCTGCATCTTCACCAGAGAAATCTGAATCTGCTTCGTCAAACAATGCCTCTGTACCAGTTTGTGATGCGTAACGTGCTTTCATGGCAAAGATAAGTCCTGTAGGACCTGTCATTGGTTGAACGCCTGCCACATCATAAGCGATCAGTTGAGGTACTGCTCTACGAATGAGTGAAATTAGGATTGGATCGTAGTTGTCTACGTTTCCACCCGTTTTGTTTTCTGGTGCCGCTTCATAAAGACCCTGTTTTTCCTCTTGCATGGCTTTTTGTTGATTCTCAAGAACCATTGCAGTAACGCCACGTCTGTATGCGTCTTTGATTTCTGGAAGGTCAGGGTGTTCTAGAATCGGCTTCCATTTCTTTTGAAGTTGTTCCGATAAAAACATTTGTTAAATCTCCCTATGTTAATAGAATATAGTCTATACTTGTGTATTAAACCTGTTAATTGCCTTGTAATACGTTGCCATTGGACCGTTTAGTTCATCTTCTGGTGATTCTTCCACTTCAACTACTTCTTCTTCTGCAACTCTCGTTTTAGGGAAATAGTTTTCACGAAGTGTAGAAATAGCCTCTCGATAAGAATCTTCATCTTCAAACTCGATTCCTTCTCCAAGACTTTTCATTTTCTCAATTTCAGTATCAGCAAGTCCGTCTACTACATCATTAAAAACTTCTGATGCAGAAACACTATCTTTCTCTTTTTTGAGTTCGATATTCCTGTTGATTTCATTATTTACTTGTTCTTTTAAATCTTCATTTTCTTTCGTGAGGTCAGATAATACATCTACTTTGTCCTCAGGAATGTCTATATAATGTTCTTCAAATAGTCGTTTCAAACCAGAGATAAATTCTTCGGTCACCTCTGAACGTATTCCACTCTCTATAGCAACTTCGTTGTCTTTTAACCATTCTTCAACAACATAGTCGAGATAACTGTCTATCTTTTCTACGAGATCATCACGAACTTCGTTGATTTCTTCTGCGACCGATTGTTCATATTCTTTTTCTAAACGGTCAACTTCAGTTTCAACTTTTTCACGAACTGCTGCTTCAAAGATTGTGGTAGTTTTTTTCTTAAATTCTTCACTAATATCTTCTTCGCCGTTAAGAAGTGCTTCAACGTCATCTTCTACATTGACTTTGATACTTTCTTTAACTTTGACTGCACGAGCACTTTCTTGTTTCTTAGATGCTTTTGCGGATTCAACAGTAGTAAGAATATTTTTGTGTGCTGTTCTAATTTGTTCTTTTGTTAATTTGTTCATACCTTTAACAAGAAGTTCGATCATGGCTTTCTTAGTTGTAGGTAATGTATCTTCATAACCTGCTTCTAAATCTTCGTCATCATCTTCATCTTCGTCATCATCTTTTTCTTCTTCGTCATCTTCATCATCTTCATGTTCAGCTTCTATTACTATATCTTCATCTTCTTCTATTTCTTCATCTTCAGCCACGACATCTAAATCTTCATCTTCTTCTTCATCTTCTTTCACAGCGCCCATAGCATCTGCTTTTACTTTTTTATCTGCTTTTCTTCCTTTGTCTTTCTTCACTTTATCATCAGCCTTTGCTGCTGGTGATGCGCCTTCTGGATCAACATTTGCTGGTCCTAAATCTTCGGCATCATTTTTTAAACCACTAGACTCTCCGCCACTTTTATCAGCTTTGCGAGGAGCCTCCATAATTTCCTCTTCAGGCGCTTCGTTTTCTTCAGCGACCATCTGACGATATGCTTGTTCAAGTTTACTCATTGAAGTTTCTCCCGATTGATAATGGATTTTTCTCGAAATCTCTTTATATTTATATCTATTTATTATTTTACTAACTTTGAAAGTAAGTTATAAAACCCTTCTAACTTGACTTTTTCACGTTCTTTTCGATTTGCATCTTCTATTTCTTTCTTATAATTCTCAACATCTACAGAAAGAAAGGTCCCACTTTCATAAATCCACTCTTTATTCTCCATAACACCTTGCACAAATGCACTTGGTGCAGATGGATCTGCAACAATATCGGCTGCAGTAGCGAGATAAAAATCGGATTTTACATAGTTTGCACCATTCTTTGATTCTAATGTACCCATACCCCTTGAAGAAACACCGAGTTTTGCACCTTCACTTAGAAGATTTTTAACGATATTCCCGTAAGGTGTGTCCATAATCTTTGCTTTTCCTATAAAATTTCTACCATCTTCTTTAAGTTCTTTAATCATATGTGAAACTCTCTCAAGATTGATGGTTGGTCCATCTGGATGTCCTAATTCTCCGTATGCACGATTCTTATTGATGTATTCTTTATTATACCTTGCAACTTCTTTTTGCAAAGTTTCAAAAGGATAAACTCGACCATTACGATTTTTTACATCAGATTGAAGAAAGATACCCTCTATGAAGTATTCCTTCTTACTAGAACCTTTACCTTCTACAAGGACATTGATTTCTTCATTTACTTCTGTAATTAGTTTCATTTAATTATCCTTTTTTCTAAGTCTTTCTAATTCTTTTTTACGAACAACCTTTATAAGTTTTCTAGCCATGCGATCAATCATAGCACCTTTTTTCTCTAATCTTTTTTCAAGGGCCATCTTTTCTGCATTTGTTAAAGCTGCGATTGATTTTTTCGCATACTTTTGTTTTAACATTTTAATAGCAAGTTTTCTTGCTCTTTGTTTTAACTTTTCAGGTGATGCCTTCTTAAACTTTGCACGTTTTATAGCAATTTTTCTCTTGGCTGCACTTTTTCTAAATGCGGCTTTCTTTTTCATTCTTTGTGCAGGAGTAAGAACTTCCTCCAAGTAATCTTTAAAACTTAACATGGTCTACCTAAATAATTTACGTTGCCAGTATTTTACAATCCTTGGTTGTGGAAGATTCCACCCTATTAACAAGCCTATAATTAAAGACAACCAACAAAACATTATAGTGGGTGTCCCATAACTATTTCTTCAACAAAAATCGCACCATCACTACCAGCAGTTTGGTTAATCGCAGAAATACTATAATTAGAACGAAGTGTTCCAAATGTAAATGCACCTGTTGATGTCGAGTTTGGTGCAATCGTGATAGTAGTATCAGAAATAGCACTTACGTTTACATTTGTTATTAATGTATTCCATGCAGATACACTACAATCTGTCATAGCAACTTGATCACCAACTGCAAATTGATGACCTGCCTGATCAACTGTAAGAACGGCTGGGTTTGCATTTGTTGCAGATATTATTTTTATAGACTTTGGTCTTTCTTCTGGTATAATTTCTATTGATGTATTTGCTCTTAAATAGATACCATTTGATACATCAGATGAATTAGTAACAGCCGTGCCTTCATTGGATAGTTTGACAAACAAATCTTGTCCACCATACTCACTTACTCGTATAGAACTATTTGATCCTATAGGTCCAAGACTAACTGTATGTTGTGCATCATCAGCAGTATCACTTGCTAGTATGACTCCTAATCTTCCTATAAATTTAAATGCCATAGTTGACTCCTAAAGTCCTTTATTGAAATTGAGAAACAAATTCAAGAACCTTATCGTATTCTTTATCATCATTTAACATAAAGTCTATTCGTTCTTGATTATCTTCGTTTAATTTATTGTAAATCTCTTTATATTTATCATCAAATTCCATAATTGCTGTCTGATAATGATCATAAAGTGTTTTTGCGATTTCTTCTTTATCTTGTTTTGATGGTTTTACTACATCAAATGTTTGTGAATATTTTTTAATACCATCTGTAACAGCATACGAGAACGCCTTGATTGCAAGTTTCTTATCAAACTTTCCACTTGCAACTTTTCTTTTCATATTTTTGATGACAGGTAAAATTCTTCTTTTGTATATGTGTGCATCATTCAATATGAACATAGAAAGTTCTGTTACAAGTTCTTTATCAAGTGCCTCTTTAATTTCTTTATCTTCTGGTTCTTTTTTACCAACTGTTGCATATTTCATTTTGAAATATTTTTTCTTGTCGGTGTCTGTCATTCTTTCAATATCACCAATATCATCTACATTTTTCATTTTCTTTCTAAGACTTGAAAGAACCTCTCCTTTACTGGAACCGTCTATAACAACTTTTCCAATTCCTTCCAAATCAACTAACCAATTTAGTTCAGAAAGATTATTTGCAGCTTTTTTCACTAAATCTTCAAATCTTACTTTTTCATTTTTCATTTTCTTAATTTGAGAAACAGACATATTGTGTTTATACATAAGTGCTGTGTGTGCAGATTGTGAAATAAATGGAATATCTGCTTTTACTAATTGAATAAGTTCATCTTTACCAAACTTCTCTATCATGCTACTCATTTTTTTTAGATTATCAAGACTAACTTTTTTATCTCGTAAAGGTTCATATTGTTTTTTGAGTTTCTTAATAAGAGAAGAAGATAATGCTTCATCAAGTTCAACTTCTTCTTTGATACCAAGTTGTTTTGCTACATTTTTTGCATCTTTTGAATCCGAAGGTTTACTAAATTCTTTACTTGCGAAATTTTTTAACCATTTTTGGACAACGACTCTTGCATCACCTTTAGGGTTCTTTTTACCTGCAGCAACCAAGGCATCATGTAAATCATCATCACCAAATATATTATATAATGCTGAAGAAGCATCATCACCATTTTTACCTAATGCAAAAGGTTTCTTCATAAAGTCTTTTGCCTTTTTTATCTCTCTTGAGTTTGATGGAAAAGCCCAAGTACCTTCACCAAGTTCTTCTTCTTTTATACCAGCCTTTTTCTTGCCATGACTCATAACCTTCTTACCGAAAGGTGTAAGATTACCTTTCTTATCATACATCTGATTAACAAGTTTCTTTTCGGCTGATGTTAATTCGAGAAGTTTTTCTTCTGTCATAACTCTGAGTTTGCCAGCAACATAAAGAGGGTGATTTTTTAACGCCTTTTGAGCATCTTTCTCATCATCAGTAGTAATTGTAACTACAAACTTATTACCTTGTTTTGAAACTTTATTATTGATTCTTACTTTACTAAGTATTTTTTTAACATCTTTTTCGACAGTTTTTAAGTTTGCTTCATCAAGTTCAACTTCTTCTGTAAACTTAACTGGTACAAGTGATGTACCTTTTTTAGTAAGAACCATCATTGTTGGATTTTTCTTTTGGTCAATGGTACCTTTAGCATCTTTGCGTACTTTTGCGAAGTTCTTTTTAGAGATTTTTACAACACCTTCTTTTTCATCATATTCATAATCTCTACCTCTAAGTGCCTCATCAAGTTCATCTTTGTCTGCGATTCGTTTACCACTTTTTGTTACTAGTTTATGATAGGCTGCTGGGTCATCTTCTTTAGGAGTATGATCTTCAAAATCTTTCATAGTGCGTCTTTGTAATTCTTCTTCACTCATTTCTTTTTTGGCCATGTTCATAGCAGTAGCGTGCATTACCTTATCTGCATCTTCGCCATAACGATCTTCAAACTCTTTTCGTTTCTTTTTGAGTTCTACATATAGTTCTTCTTTTCGTTTTAGAACTGCATCAGAAACTTCTTTTTTAAGTTTTTTCGATTCTTCTAATATCGATTTAATCGTTTTCATTAGGTTCCTCTACCTCAATATCTTCTTCGGGTTGATTTTCTGGAAACATAGCCTTTCCCATTTCCATCTTCTTTGCAGTTAATGCATCACCTACTTTATCCATGACTGCCTTTTCAAAAGCATCTTTAAACGCAGTAGGATTTTCTTGATTCGCACTACTAATCATTGATTGTATTGATTCAACTAAATCAAATTGAGCCATAATCTACTCCTTATTTTTCGACTTTTTCTCAGTTTTTTTAGATTTTGATGTTGTAGTTTTCTTAGATACTGGTTTTTCTTCTTCTACTATTTCTGTAGGATATACTGCTGCTGGTGCTCTAGTAGGGTCTGGCATAGGTCTGCCACCTGCACCTACTCTAACTTGTCCTTTTTCCCATGTCATTTTTTCAATCTCCCCATGTATCTCTACAAATATCTATGTTTATTTATAAAATATTAGAACTCATCTTCATCTTCGGATTCTTGTTCTTTTTCTTGATTGATTTGTTTGTTCATCATTTCTATATCATCATCATTTTGTTGAAGAATGTTTCTTCTTACCCATTCGTTTGAGTAATATTTTCCAACATATGATTCTGCATTTTGCAAAGTTTCTAATCTATCTCTTAGAACTTCTGAATCTTTGAGTTCTGTGAAATGTGAATCTCTTACATAATCAAAATTAATTTGATCTTTCATCATTTCCCAATCGTTCAAAGTAACAACACCTTTTAAAAGAAGTTGTGTTTTGAGTACGTCAAGAAATAATAAATTAAAACGAACTCGTAATCTACTTACAAATTTTGAAAACTTGAGTTCATCACGATTAATTTCTGCGGCTCTTCCAAGTTGAAACCCGCCCGGTTCTTGTTCTAGTCGTGATGGTGGTACATGAAGCGATTGATACAATTTTCTTTGGAAATACTTGATATCTTCAAGTTCTCCAAGATTTTGTCCGCCGGGAAGTGTTGTAATTTCTGTTCCACGTCCACCCTCACGTCTTGGTAACCAATAATCTTCTAACATAGCCTGATGTCTGCGGTCATCTCGTATTGTACCATCAGAAGTATCGTAAACTAATTTGTTTCGATATCTTGTCATAATACCTTTAAGATATTGTTCTGCTTTCATCTTTGGAAGATTACCTACATCAATATAAAATATTCTTCTCTCTGGTGCTCTTGATATACGATAGATAACAATTGCATCTTCAATCATACGCAACTGATTCATCGGTTTTAATGCTTTATGTAAGTAACTAAGTACTTTACCTTTTTGATCTGCGATACCAGAAGTTACGTTTGCGATAGAATCTTTTGCAATCTTCACACCATCACCAGTGGAACCTATTCCTGCGGAGGTATCATTGAACAAATAATATTCTGTTATAGATTTAATAACTTCAACACCACTATTTTGATCTTTGTCTTTATTGACTTTTCTCATTTTCTTAATGAAACGAGGATCAATAGGTCGAAGTTCTTGAATGCCTTTTTTTGGATTTTTGTCGTCTATTACTTTGTGATAGAATAATCTACCATCAACATACCATTTACGAAATACATCATGGCCTCTACTATTGAAACCCATCATACGACATACTTCCATAAATTCTTCGTTTATTTTGTCTCGAATTGTATCGGGTTGTTTCAAATTATCTAAATTGATTGATACAGGAGGTTTGACTTCATCACTTACGATTGCCTCATTTACAATATCATCTATTGCCTGATCAACTTCAAAATTTAATGATGCTTCACGATATTTATTGATTAGGTCGTTCTCACTTCTTGCAGAACCTTCTAAATCAAGATAGTGTCCAAAGACACCATAACCACTATCAATTATCGCACCATCTGCTTCTTCTTCAGCAGGGACTACAAACGACTTGTTCGGTTGTTCTTCGTCCCCACCGTTATCTCTACCAATTGAAAACCCAAATAATCTAATAGCCATACATTATTACCTCACGATTGGGGTTGTATTATGTTGTAACGCCAGTTGGCGATTCTACCTCAAAATACTGATATGCAAGAGTTACATCAAACTCTTGAATTGTATCAGTTGTATCATAACTCAACGGGATTGCAGCCACAGTAGTCGGGAACATATCACGAATTACATATGTGCGAATTACAGAACCATCTTTTGCAAGTTGATCTACTCGACCATCTTTCATGTATGTTCTTGTATCGCCTGCTGTGATATTTTCTACCATACCGTTTATAGCATTTGACCATCTTTCAAATGCGTTACGAATCAGATAATCTTCATCATTAAGTACTGTTACTGACCAATCTGCAAAAGTTCTATCTCCTGCGAGTTTGATAATTCTTCCTCTATAGTTTATTGGAATAGTTCCAATTGTAAATTCTGGAAGAGCAGTAGCCTTGATGAGAAATTCTGCTTCTTGAGCTGCAGCCGCTTCTCCTAACTGTTCTGGAAAGACCATTCTTACTCTGAACAGATTTGGTCGAGCACCGCTGAACTCTAATCTACTCTTAAATTCGTTAATATTCATTGAGAAATTCTCCTAGTGAATGATTCTTATATATTTATACGTTATCCACCCACTTCATCAAAACTGATACCAGTTCTTGTTGCGATAAAGTTTAGTGTAATGAAGTTAATAGAACGTGCAGGTTTAATGAATATATCTGCAACAAATTCATTTCTGTCGATTACCTCTCCAGTATTGTTTGATGTATCACAAACAACTTTAAAGTCGGTAATACCTCTACGCCCTTGTACATCTCTCAAGAATGGTTCAACTAGATTTACAAATTGTGATCTTGTAAATTCATCATTGAACTCGAATAATGAGAACTTAGCGGCTGTTGCAATTGCTTTTTCGAGAACGATAAACAATCTTCGTACATTGATTCTATCAAATGCACTTGGTCTATTTAACATAGTTTTATCACCAAACAATACTACACCTTGTCCGGGAAACTGAACTACAGGGTTGACACCAGCACGATACATTTCATCTCTTTGAGCTCTTGTAGGGTTGAATAGAAGTTTAGTTAAATTCTTAATACTTCCTCTATTGAAACCAGCAGGTGAGAACCAAGGTTCTGCAATCAAATCAGTTCTTGCAGTTAATCCTGCAACATCACCAGCGAGAGCAATATTTCTAAACACATCATTGTATTTGTCGTATTGATATTTGTAACTACCATCAAGAACTGCGTATGAACTACGAGTTGTTGTCGTAGTATTTGCATATGTTACAAGAGTGTCAGCTTCTTTTCCGGGATATGAGGCATTGTTTACTGTATGATCTTCTGGTGCTGAAATAAATACAACACAATCTTTTCTTACTTCTGCAATATTCTCAATAAGATAATTATTGATAGTTCCGTCTGCGGATTCAGCAGGAGGACCAATAATCAAACTTACATCTATAGAGTCTGCATCAGCAAAGTTGTTATATGCGATTTGCATTTCGCCATCTGTTGGTGAGTTATCATCTGTTCCACCAGAAAGACTAGAATATGCAGTACCTTGAGCATCAAATGCGTTTGATGCAGCTTGTCTTGTTGTTGTTGAAGTTCCCCAATCTGCTCCTGCAGTTGGGTGATCTGTCCACCAAACATATGCAGATTGATTGTTTAATACATCAACGTAATAGTTAGAAGAACCATTTGAGTTTTTTGCATCAGATGCTTTAGATAAAAATTCAAATTTTTCTAGAACTGCACCTTTTGTTCCTGTCCATTCACCATCTTCATCTACGATAATGAAATGAATTTCATCAAGAAGTGCTGTACTACCAGAGTTATTTGCGTAATCAGAAGTTCCGGGTGTTGCATCAAAATGATCATAATATGCCCATTTACGAATAGTAGAACTTTGACTAGAAACAGCTGCAAGAGCACCTTTTTCTGTACCTGTTCCTTCTAGAATACTTGTAATTGTTGCAGAAGTATCACTCGCAATAGCAGTAACTTTTATATATTGATATGAATATGGTGCAGAGTGTCTTAATTCTACAACATCACCTACTTTTAGTTCTCCATCAAAATCTGTACTAGAACCTGTCATAGTTGTTGCACCAGCAGCTACACTTACTGTTCCACTTAATGTGGAAGAATATGCGGCCGCAGTATCACAAGATGATATTCTAAGTGAGTTACCTTTAGTACCCGGATATTTTGCAGTAATAGGCACGGAACTTGATTGGCCAGCAGAAAAACTTGCATTATAATGATCTTCGTTTTTGATTAATTGACCAGCAGAACCGTTTGTTGCATTTACGTTACCAGTTATTGCACGGACAACTCTTAGATTGTTACTGTAAGCAAGATAGTTTGCAGCTTGAAAAAAGTATTTGAATGTATTTGCGTCAGGTTCTCCAAATGTTCTTACCAGTTCATCTTCGTTAGAAAGTAGAACAGGAGTGTCCACTGGACCCCATTGAAACACACCAGCAAAGGCTGCGTTTGTTGTTGCAACGGCAGGAATGATTGTGGTTAAATCCTTTTCAACAACCGTTACGCTTGGACTTAATGCGAAAGGCATTGTTTTATCTCCTAAAAAAAGTTTATTCAGAATTAGATCGTATTAGATCGAGTTAGATTTCTCTATTTCTAAATATATTTATTAAATTTTGATTTTTGGTCTAACCCCAATAAAGAGGTGAAGATGGGTTTTCGTAGCCTCTGTTGTTCATTTCAACAGTAGTCCAACGATTTCCTTTTGAGTCAACGAAAGAATCATCATTCATACCATCATCTATAATGCCGAACGGAGTTAAATCTGCTTCAATGTCATTCATTTGTTGTCCATAAATCTCTTTACGAATATTTATGTCCGTTAATTCTTTAAAATATTCTTGTGTAGTTAACCATGAAAAAAGAACAAGTGTCATTACTAAATCATCATGATGTCCTTCATCTGCTTCGTAAGAACTACCTTTTGAACAGAATGTAGTCATTTCTGATATGATATCAAAATCTTCTATAATAAGTTTATCTTCTTCTACGATTGTTTTTAAATTAGAACAACCTATTCTTTTAACTTGTTGTGTAGTTTTTACACCTAATGCAGAACTTCTGCCAAATCCACCTGTTACTCTTTGACCTGAACGACCTCTCATTGATGTAGATAACATATATTCATATTCAATATCATAATGCAATATACTTGCAACTTGAAAACCAACATCATTATTTTCTATTAATATACTTGCATTATCATATTCACGAGCAGCCTGAGCGATTACGTTTGGATATAATAGAGGTGATATTTCATTGTCTCTATATTTTGCGACAATTCTGTATGGCATTTCTGTATGATCTATAATCGTAAATGCAGAATAATCTAGACCTGCACCTCTTGCAACATCTGCGATTAATGTGTATGCACGATTCTTTTCTGGTTTATGAAATACATCAAGACCATTTTTAGAATATATTGGTGGTTTGTATGCAAGTGAACGTAGTTTGTGTCCACCTATGAGAGTCTTTGATGAACCAACGAACTCAGTTTCAAACTCTTTACGAAACTGATCTTCACTTGTATTTGCAATCGTTTCTTCTTTCCACTTTTGATCACGGCCGGGAACTTGAG